CTTCGAAGGCATTCAGGGGATCAAACCCACTGAAGCACATCCGTGCAAAGGTCTCATTGTTCATTTCCGTGCGGAAGTCAGCACTGGGATACTTGCCCTTCACAGCGGCGAACTTTCCTTCGATGTCGGCCATTACCGCTTCGAATTCTGCTTGCTGTTGTGCTTCTCTCTCCTGCGCACGTGTCCTGCTGATTGAGGCTTCCATCGATTTGATCTGCTTAAGCGTTTCAACCGGGATGCCTTTGTCCAAAGCTTCGTCCTCTAGCCATCTGTCGTCCGCTTCCAGTGCTTTGCTGATAGCGTCCAGATCAGATGCGTCTTCAATTGAGTACCGCTGAGCAAGCGATTGAGCAATGGCGTCGTATGCGTCAAGCCGCTCGTTTGACCCTTTCAGTCTCTGCTGAACAACGGACTGTACTTTGGAACCATAAACTGTTTTGAACTTACCTTTGATGAGTTCTTCAAACTCAGCTTCGATATCCTCAGGTGACTGGACGGATTCCTGCGGTGCAGTGGAAGTTGACTGCGAAGTACTTTCCTGAGACCCGGCGTCGGTCCCTTCTACGCCCGTTGTGGAAGCACCTGAACCGTCCGCTCCACCGTCGCCGCCATCGGCGAACAACTGGAGATCGAGGTACTCCATGTCTTTGGTTAGTTTCATATGTTACCCTTTCTGTCCGTGAGGTGGACGACTCCTTATTTCATCAGAGTGTGGGTCACTCTGTTGAACTTGATATATTCCGGGAAGCTTTCCGCTCCCATCTGGAAGCCGTCGAGCAGAGTGTTGATGACTAGTTCTGCGTCATATCTGTTCGACGGTTTGACCGTGAATCCGCACGTATACAGACCTTCGTTCACTGACGAATCGATCGGATACTGGAGCCAACTCGAGCGAATATTCCTGAATGTTCGCTCCCAAAGATGAACGAACGAGGAGACAAGCGCACAGATGAGGTCCTGACCTCTCGGTGCGTATCGGGCATGACCTTCTACGATCAGTTCGTAGTAGTTGTCCTTCTGCTCGAAATTAATGGTGATCATAAGTCAAGGACGCTGTTTGCTCTAGCCCGTGCGTCCGCTACGTTCTTGCGCTCATGGCTTCCTTCTGCCTGTGCAAGACCGTCGTTGTTGTTGAACACAGCACCGCCCGTTGCGTCCCCGGTCATCATGGATGAACCGTTTCCGCCAAGAATGGATCCTGCCATCTGCTCTGCCATCATCGGGTTGACCTGACTCATCAGCTGAAGCACCATCTGCTGAAGCATGATATTCTGCTGTAACAACTGCTGATTCCGGCCGACCATCTGGATGACCTTGTCCTTGCCGTCAAAGTCCATCATGCGCAGACAAGCGAGTGCCTGATCGCCAAGTTCCGGGTTGAAGAATCCCAACTGGAAGAACTGGAGCGACAACTCGTTCTGAGACAGCTTTGTATAGGCCGTAGCCTTCTGCGGAACAATGTCAATGTCGAACTCAGGGATACGGTATCCAACCATTCCTGTGACGTCCTCGTAAGCCTGAGGGCGTATCTGAGCATTGGTGAATTCCACGTACTCAGCTTCGCCACGTTCTCCGACGATCCTGAACTGTCTGGGAAGGTCATAGAACTGTCTGACGAGTTCCACAACGATCGTGACCAGTTCCTTGAACGCACGGTAGCTTGCACGGATCTGGTCCTTGGAAAGCTTACTGGAAGCTTCCTGCAGGGCCGCAATACCTGAAGCGGAAGTAACACCGCCGGAGATACCGCCCGTGGAGACGTCACGGTTACCAGTGATTTCCTTCATCTCAGCTACCTTCGTGGACATCGTGTCGAGGAAGGTGCCGGACATCTGTGTGGACTGGATCGGCTGTACGTTGTCGTCTCTCAGTGAGTTCACATGGACGATCGGTCTGTGAAGGTCGAGGAACTCCTGCTCATCCATGCCGGACGACTGAGACGCCATGTATCTCGGCGTCGCATTGACGACCGCATTGTCGAGGATCGCTTTATCCAGAATGTCGATCTGTTCCTGTGTGCCTTTACAGAGATCGACGTATCCGTAGCCCACCGGGGTTCCGGCCGTCGGATAGCACGTATCGAAGATGAACGGATACTTGCCGTGGTCATAGAAACCACGCTCCGCATACTGGGGATCATACTCAGACGCATACAGGACCTCATCCTCGCACCACTTGCAGTAGTGCAGGACCGTCCGTCCGTTCGGTGCGGTGACCTTGTAGTACCAGTCAAAGACCGCCGTCATGTTCTCCGTCTCCATGCGTTCACCGTCTGGTGTGCCGCTGTAGACGTTGATATACGTCTGTGACGACGAATTCAGCTTGCCCTTAAGCTGAGGGTAGGCCGATTCGATAGCGTCGTTATTCATCAATGTGACGTAGAACAGAGAGGGCGAATCCTGAATGTCCTCGACAGCTGGTTGCCAGAAGATGTTCAGAAGGTCCATCCGCTTGATGGAGATATCGCCAAGGCCGTTGTTCTTTTTGGCGTCCCAAAACACACCGTACACACCAGTTCCGTTGATGAGTTTGTACCACCAGACGTCGCTGTACGTTCCCTCAAAGTCGTTCCTGCTCAGAATGACCGGGATGATGGACGACAGACGCTTGGTCTCTTCCTCGTCGGATTCCTCTCTGGGAAGAATGTTCGCCATCGGGAAGCTTTCCATAGCGTCCGCATGCTTGTTTGCCAAGCAGTTGAACAGCCACGCAGACCTTGGTGTCACAGGGGAATCCGGGTTGTCATGTCGCCAGTTCCAGTTCCGCCTCTGCCACCAACGCTCGTTGTCCATGATCTTGCCGTCAAGGTTTCCCCTTCCGTTCTTGTATCGGATGAACAACTCCATGCCACGTTCCAGAAGCTTCTTGGCGTCTTCCTTTGAGATCGAGAACCCACCCATCTGAGGTGTGTCCGTGTTCGGCATGTTCACGTTTGCGCCCATGTTCGCAATGGTTTCGCCAAAGGTACGAAGCAGTCCCATGTTCTGTGTCATCTCCGCACGGGACATGGGTGTCTGCCCCTGGTCCTGCTGTCCGGGCAGAGGCCTCTGCTCATCGGCTTGGATACGCTGAGGCTGATCGTTGATCATCTCTGTCTGCGCTCTCTGGATATCGGCCGGGGAGTCTTCGCTTGTGAAAGACTTCTGCTCCCTGCGCTCTTCGTCTTGTAACAACCTCTTGCGTCTGGCAAGTTGTTCTTCCGCTGTAAAGTCTTGTTTCGGCATTTAAATCCTTCCCATGAGCAAGTCCTCATCGGCTTGGAAGTCGAGAGGATCATATGCAGGTCGGTGTATTTCTATGCGGTCTCTCGGCGAGATCGGTCTGGCCATGCAGAAGTATCTCGTCTCGTCCGCAATATGGTCTTCCATCGTTGTGTCCACGTCTTCCGGCATGGTCTCCGAATACTTGAGTACCGGGATCGTCCGAATGAACGACTGACAGTTTTTGAAAATGTACATCATCGGGATCCCTTCGTCGTTGAATGACAGTCTGTAATGGACTTGCATCCAACCGGGGATCCTTTTGTTGTCTCCGGGATTGAAGAACACTTGGTGCTTCACTGCGGATTCGTAGATGGATTCACCGCCGTTCTGGTTCCAGATCGCCGGGTCGGCCACACCAAGTATCTCTTTTCCTCTCAGGTCCGGGTGTTCTGTCTCGATACGGTGGATCTCCGAAAAGATCTTGTCCGCAGACCACTTGACGCCCGTGTCAGGTTCCTTGGTGCATCCGTACAGTTCGGTGATCCTGTATGCGATACCGAACTTATCCACGGCCCACCATCCGCAGGAGAAAGGCTTGGCGTATCCAAAGTCGAAGCTTCGGTAGATCGTCCAGTCCGGGGGAATCGGGAACGGATTGATGACGTGCGTCCACCGCCTGTCCTCGTATCCGTCCGGGTTGTCTATGAAATCCTCGAAGAACTGACCTTCGTAAACGTCCCATGACCCTTCAAGCCACGCCTTACGAATCTTCTCAGGCAAAGCTTCAAGTGTGCTGATGTACTCCGGCTGTTTGATCGCAAGAGCCGCATTATCCGTGACCTTCGCCTGAATGAAGTAATAGTCATCGGGGTTCTCCCCGTCCTGATACTTTCGGTCAATAAATATCCGCTTGATGTACTGGTGCCCCTGGCCGCCCGGGTTGCATGTATAGTACGCACGTTTGGGGAAGTTGTTGACGCCTCGAATACACGCATTGATGGACTTGAGTTGCCACTCAGATAGCTGCGTGGCCTCATCAAAATAGATGATGTCATACTCCTGCCCCTGGAACTTTCCAAGATCCCGGTCACCGTCACAGTACGAGAAATTGATCGTACTGCCGTTCGGGAACGTGAACTGTTTGTCGGTCCTGTTGTACTTCGCAAATCCGTTCAGCTGAATCAGAAGAGGGTTCACATGGTTCGCTATCAGTTCAGGGTACGTGCGTCGGATGATCAATTGCTTGATTCCCGGATGGCTCATCGCCATGATGACGGCCTTTAACCGCACAGCATGCGACTTGCCGCCGCCTCTGGCTCCGCCGTATCCGACATGTCTCTGCCTCGCTCTCAGGAATTCCTTCTGCTTCTCAAACGGTGGGTCAAGAACTAGTGTTTTCACACTTTACCAACTCTTTCCCTGAGTTCTGCGACCTCGTGTTCCAGATGGCCCTGTGATACCTTGATGACGTTTATCTCGCCCTTCAGCATGTTCAGGTCATCGTGGATAGCCGCCTGGTCTTCCTGATAGCTGTCTAATCGTGTGATGATCTTGTCGATGGACTGTGAGATGTTGTTCAGTGATTCACTGACCCTGCCACGCCACTCAGCCAGGCTTCCTTGCTTTGACATCCGTCCGAACATGAACGTCAGCACGCCAATGACACAGCTTATAACGGTTGCCGTGATTACGATTGTCTGTGTATCCATTGGCATCACCCCGTAACGATCGAGAATGGCGGTGTCTTTACTCCACCATTGAACCCGCCATCGTTCATAATGAGGACCGATGACTCCCATTCATCCGGGATATCCAGTATTTCTTCCGGGATTTCCACGTACACCGTGTCATCTTCCGGCGAAAAGCACGTAAGCTCCTCGGCGTCGATGACCATATCCCGTGCAGACGGCTTCATCCGCAGGATTATGTCACATTCTTCCGGGACGAACACAGGGTTTTCGCCCGTCATCAGCCTTATCAACAGCTTCGGGTCCTTTTTCCGTGCGTATATCACGGTGTTTTCGTTGGATTCCAGAATATCAAGACTGATTTTCATCCTGCTGAACCCCTTCCTGCGGAAGTTCGGCGTATTCGTTCGCCTCTTCTGCGCTTATGCCCATTGCGGACTGGAATTTGACCACGATTTCCCGGTCAGGAGTCTGGATCTCAAGCTTCTTCTCTTCGATCTCAAGCTTCTTACGGGCCATTTCACGCCGCTCACGCTCTTCGTCCGTCGCAATTCCGTACAGATTCCGGGCGATCGCTACCAAATCCCGCAGTGCCTGTGTGTCTTCCCGGTAAGCTTTCGTGTCTTTCTTCTTGAAGATCCGCTCTTCGGCTTCGAATTCCTTGTCTTTGCCCTTCTGCACCACGTGCCTGTAGTACTGGTCCGGGTCGTTCAGGGATTTCAGGCCCTCTTCGATCATTCGGTCAGTGATCGTCGCAAGCCTTGACAGCGTCTCCGTCCGCTTTTCTGTCACGGACTCTATGGCGATGTCGTAAACTCGCTTCTTGTATTCCTCTCTGGCTTTCTTCCAGTCTTCCTTGTCCGCAAGTTTGGCGATCGTAGCCGCTGAACACTTCAATTCTCTGGCTATCTGCGCAAAAGTCTTGTCCGTCGTGATATACAGGACCCTTGCTTTAACACGATCTACTGCCATCTTGTTCTCCTGAGTTTGTTTGATAGGTCACGGTCCGCAGATTCGAACTGCTTATCCCGGTCGAAACCGTGATGGTGGCGGTATACGCATGAGGAGATGTGGTATACCGCCGTTTGGGAAAGGAGGAGTCTATGAAGACCGGGCCGCAAAGTAACCCGTGGTCCCTTATTTTCCGGCGTACAGCTTCTTCAGCGTCGCCTCTCCTGCTACGCCGTCCTGCGTCAGGCCTTCCGCTTTCTGGAACGCTTTCACAGCTTTCACTGTCTCCGCTCCATAGTCTGCGTCCGCTCCGTATTTCGGTAGCTTGTACCCTCTGCCTAACAGCGCATATTGCAAGGCCCGGACGTCTTCGCCCTTCGAGCCTTTCTGCATCTTCTTGAACTCGATCATGAACGTGTCTTCCTTCTTCGGTGTCGTTGTTCCGGCCCCGGCCGCCATCTGGATCTTCACGTCCCTGCGGAACGTGTCCATCGTGTACGGAAGCCCAAGGCCTTTCCACAAATGCTCCGGGTCACCATGGTTCGATGCAATCCCCAAGGCGTGTCCCTCTTTGTGACTGCAGATGTCCTTCATCGGATCAAGCTTGTACTTCTTGCACAGCATCGCATACAGTTCCACTGCGCTCTTGTACGTCCGCTCAGCACACTCAATGGCGTCTTTCTTGTCCAGAATCGTGAACTTCGCACCAGACCCCGTGTACTTGATCGTTCCCGGTTCACACATCTCAACTCCGATGTGCGTTCCGTTCGCCTTGCCCCCGGCATGCCACCCTCTGTGGTTCCACGGGAGCGTCTGGTAGATCACGCCCGTGTTCGCATCAATGAACCCATGCACACACGCTCTCGTGTACGTGCTTTTGTTCCATCTCTCAACGAACACCATCGCACTCGGCTGACTCGTTCCAACTGAATGGAGCATCAGCCCCTTCACCGTGATCTTCTTCCCCGTCTTGTAACACGGGTTGTTCGTCATTATCGCTTCAACGATCTTCACTCTTCATCAGCCTCTTCGTCTGCTTCTTCCCAGTCTGCTTCTTCCCGGATGGACTGAAGCACTGTGTCCGCTTCCTGAGCCGCCGCTGTGAAACTGTTGTTCTTCCACCCGGCCCATACCGCTGAGATGATCGTCACGATCAGCGTTCCGATCGCATATACCTCGCCCTCGCTTACAGGCAACGGGTTCGCTCCAAATGTCGTCAAACCTTGGTTGATGAGCGCAACCAGCAACACGATCGTCCTGACCCACGTTCCCTTCGTTACGCCTTTGATGTTCATCCTGTTCATTCCCCCGTGCCACTTCCTTTCTCTGAGTTCTCTCTCCCTCTACTCCCTCGCTTACCATTCAATCAAATAAAAACTGTCGCAGACCGCCGTCTTATATATAAAAACCGCCCCTTCGCCGTGAAGGGGCTTTTTTTCATTTTTATTTTTTCACGCCTACCACCCTTTTTCTTCCTCACGTTTCTTTGGGAGAAGAAGGAAGGGGACTATAGGGGATAGATGATGAGGGAATCATACCGTGTACTGTTCTACTCGGCCCGGCCCGCCCATGCATGACCCTCTTAATATTTGGACTGTGACGAATAAGCGATACCCCACACCTTGGCCGCGCGCCCGGGAGTCCCACGATCCTTGCCCCCCCTCGGGGGTAGGGGGTGTCAGGGGGCCGCCCGCCTGTGGTGAGGGTCGCCCGCCTGTGCGCCCGTGCGTGCGTGTGCGTGTGCGTGCGTGCGTGTGTGTGCGCCCGCCCCGCCCGCCGTCGCTACTGAACTAATAGCGCCGACGCTCCGCCCGTGGTAGATACCCCCGCCCGCCGTGACTGTATGACAGTATCCGACGCCCGCCGACGTTGCGCCCCGCGATCCGTTCCGACGCCCTGCAGGCGTTCCCCGCCGTTGGCAACTATACACGGGGCAACCCCGCCCGCTGTACAGCTAAACCCCTATATATACCCCCTTCTGTACTGTATAGGGAACTATAGGGCTTTTTGTGCAACTTGCACAAATACTTTTAATGTTTCATTGTGCAATTTGTACGAAGATTTTAAATTTGCTAAAATTCGTCAATTCGGGGGTTGACGGGACGCCCCGCAAGGCTTAAGATAAAGCCATGAACGACGGGGCGCCCCGCATGGGTGTCCCACACTAACACGACTAACACCCCCGACTAACACCCCCGACTAACTTATGACACGCTCATTGACAACTGAATATTTGCCCCGTTGTTGTTGTGATATGACACCCGCCCGCCACCGCCGTGACACGTTGTGAGAGAACGTTAGCAGGGGCGACGGATTGTAGGCAACGCAAGCACCGCAAGCAAGCGCCTTGCAGGAAGTGGACAGCTTAACGGGGTTAAAACATACTGAACGCCTATAAAAGCCACCGCAATTTTTAGGGGGTTGAATTATGAAAGGACGTTTACGACGTTGCTTTTAATCTTGAATAACAGAATATCGGCGGGGGCTTTTACGGGCGTTCAGTATTGCAAGGGCTATAAAAAGCCCCTTGCAAAAAGCCGACGCAAGAATGGAGGTTAAAGTATGTATATCTATGTAACACAAATCAATTACGGCGGTTATGAAATTAAAGGCGACTATATCGAAAAAAGGCGATATTACGGCTATAAATTCCGTGACGCCTTGCGGGCGTTCCGTGACGAAATGAATTTGCAACGCAAACACTTAATCATTATTAACCTTTGAACAAATCAACAACAAAGCATATCGAAAAAAAATATCGGCGTCGGCTTTTTGCAGGGGGGAATAAACCCCGCAAAAAATCAAGAAAAGAAGGTATTAAATTATGAAATTTAAGACAACGCAAAAAGCAATCAAAGAAGGGTATTCGGATATTTACGCCGTGAATTATTGCGACGCTTGCAACATTCTTGCACCCTTTGAACCAGTAGCATATACGGCGGGCATTTACGGGTGGAATTGCGACGTATACCAGTTCGGACAGTACGCAATTGCGACGGGATATCGTACAATTGGCGACGTTGTCCCGTATGAACTCATTAAAGCACTAAACGACGACGCTAAAACGTTTTTAGAGCTTTATGGTAACGGCGTTATAACGGGCGACGAATTGCAATACAATTGCAGAAACTTAATCTATAAAATCACCGACGCAATGAACGCAAAAAGGCAGTAAAGGCGCAACGCCTTTACAAAAAGACCCCCGAAAAAATAGCGGAGGTCTTTTTGTTAGGGCGTAACGTATACCCCTAAAAAAATAAATCAAAGAAGGGCAAAAACTATGAAAAAAAGAACGCAAAAAAGAATCACAAAAAAAGATATCTATGCAAAATACGGTATCGAATACCATGACGAACACATTATCACGCCGAACGGGTGGAAAATTCCGCCCCTTCTCATTAACGGAAACGAAAAAATCGGAAAAGGTGTTCGGCACTTTTCAACACTTGCGGGAACGGGTGAATATACCGTTCAAATCTTTGACGGATACCCCCTGACTGTAAAGGGGACTTGCGCCTGTAATTGCGTTGATTGTTACGGTATGAACGGGCGCTATAAAACCGAATCAGTAAAATTTTGGCTTGCAATTCGCACGTTCCTTGCACGTGAATACCCTGATTTTGTCTATCGTGCAATCCTTGCGCAAATTGACGCCGATAAAATCGAATTAGTACGGGTACATGCGACGGGCGATTTTTTCAGTGAAGAATACGCCGATATTTGGTATCGGATTGCCCTGCAATGCAAAAAGACAATTTTTTGGACCTACACAAAAACCGAATTCGAAAACTATTTCGACGACCTTAAGAATTTCAACGTCGTACGGTCTAATGTACCGAAAAAGGGCGTCAATTACGGAACATGCGAACATGTAATTGCATGCTATGAATTCCTGAAAGAGTTAGGTGAAGACGTCTATATCTGCAGGTGCGGTATCGATAAAGAGCAACATTGCACAAACTGCCACGGGTGTACAAAAAACAAATACGTGCTATTCCTTGTACACGGCACAAGTTACAAGGCTGAAGAAGACCCGCTTTTCCCCGTCGTCAAAGCCCTGATAGAATCACAGCCCAAACAATAATAATGAAAGGATGGTCACGCAATGTTAACAATGCATATAAAAAGGACCGTAAACTCATACGGCGTCGGTTATGACTTTTCGATATGGGCTGACGAAAGTATGCGCCCTTTATATGAGTGCAGTTTTTATGGGTACAGCAAGAGGGACGCCGAAAGGCTTTTCCGTGAACGGTACAACCTTAAGGGAAAACACTTTGACCGATACGAATGGTAACAACCGAATAAAGGTGCATACAGCACCTTTATTAAAGGGGATATGAAAAATGTATCCCCTTTAATAAGGGCGTAACCCCTTAAATAAATATAGAACAGGAGAAAAAACGTGGGACAGACCTATTCAGTTTACGCTGATATCAGATTCAAAGACGACTATCAAAAAATCTCGTTTTGTGAATCAGTAAAGGCAAAAATACGTGTCGAAAACGCAACATTTGACTTGACCCGTGGAGACCTGAACGACCCGTACGGATGTTTCAAAGTCATGACAAGAAACGCCGAAATCAACGACGACGGAACGTGGTCGGCGTTCTTTGACGCCTCATACGGGTGGGTGCGTGTAATGTACGATGTATTCCGTGAATCACTCAATTGTGCGTCGGACGAATCGACCGTGATAATATCCACCGACAACGAAAAAATAATAATCACTGTAAAATACGGCGAAGTGCTGTCGAACTGGTAAAAAAGAAAGAAGGTAAAGCAACTATGAAAAAACTTGCCGATATCAACCTTGAATGTTACGGTCATTACCTTGTCTATAAGGACGATAAAAACATGTACAGACTGTACAAGAAAACATGGAAACCCCGCAAGGACGGGTATTATTCATGGAGCAAAAAGCTTGTCATGAAGTCCGATACATACTTCAATCCGTTGTGGTATCTGTCATCAGTTATGCACAGCGTAACAAATGACGACGAATAGAAAGAAGGTGAAAACATGAAAGAACCGTGGTGTGTAGCTGTTTATATCAAGTGCAAGTGTGATTATCGGCACGAACAGATATATGCTGACGACTGGTACGAGTACGACCGTTGGTATTATGACGACCTAACAGAGGACAACCCCGAAAGCGAAAAAGAGGCAAAGCGCAGGATCGTGACGATCGGATACGCCGGAAACGACGACGACACAATCAACTATTTCATTCAAAGATTCCCCAACGCATACGCAATAGCCTATGACCTACGACCGCCCTGTAACGACGACGACCCCGGAACGATTTACGGTGACTTCGAACCTGTATATGAAATGTACTTTTAAACGAAAAGGAGAACGTAAAAATGATCATCGAATTGAAATTCAGACACGCAAAAAAGATCGTCGAATATCTCGAAAGAGAACTGGACGACCTGATCACGGCTCATACCATGTATAACGAATTCGGATCAGCGCTAAAAGCAGGGCGTGAAGTGCTTGACCGTGTCCATATCCTTGAGGAAATGGAATGCAACGACTTTGAATTAAGAAACGACGCCGACTATTACAGGACAATGTACTTTGAATACCTCGACGACGAGTTCAACGACTGGTACAAGGAAACTGGAAAAGAACTTGATACCGATGAGTACCTTTTCGATGATGATGAGTACACGTACTACTCATTAATCGACCGTGAAAGCGTCACAAGAGAACAACTGATTGAAACATGGATATCAACGGACGGCAATACAGGCGGTGGATTCACAGCGTTCTACATTTGGCTTGAGTCTGCAATCAACTTTGGCGACCTGACCATTGTCAGGAAAGACGAGATTGAGGAACTTGAACAGAGGGTAAACAGCTAACAACACGACGAACGGCAAAAGCCGTTCTAGAGTCACCGTAAAAGGCGGTGATTCTAGAATGACTTTGGTCATTAATAAATAAAGGAAAGGAATACACTATGAACAGTTATGAACATGACGTAGTACAGGACTGGCTGTACGAAAAAGTTGATGATCTGTTAGAGGATCTTGCTGAGTTCTACCTTGACCGCAAGGGTACGACAGCCATCATCAACTATCTGCTGAGCGAAATGGACGAATTCCTCGACGAGATTTACCTGACAAGGAAAGGAGAATAATGATACAATGAACACGGAAAGGGGTGACTTTATGGAGAAGAAACGTAACTGGGCAAACGATGATAAATGGAAAGCCATGAACACAGACCGTGTGAATCTCAGGTTCTTCCACACGACCGACGCCGACATTCTAGAGGCACTCGAAGGAAAAGACCGTGGAAAAGAAATCAGACGTCTGTTGCGTGTTGCGATCGCATACGAAAGAGAGCAAAAAGAAAAAGAGCGGGGCGAATAACCCTGCTCTCTTTTTTTATTTTTGGCGTTTAAAAAAATCGCTGTGGATATGTTGGCAACGGTCGACGGATAGATGGACACGGGAAGATACCGCCCGCCACGAAAGACCAAGGACGTATCTGCAATACAGAATTCCGGCGTCAGGATCTTTCTGCGACTGGATGAAGGATAGTATCTCGTCGGACTTGTCTATCGATTCCTCGACATACCCTTCTAAAATGCGCTGTATCTCGTTTAACCTGTCTACCCTACTCGTTGCTCGTGTTTTGTCGTCTCGTTCGTCTCCGTTCATCCTCGTGCGTCTGGAAGCGTTATAGGCTATGCTTGCTTCTTGTGCCTTGACTAATTCACGCAGGATCGCAATACGACGTTGGAGAAAACGGTACTGTTTAAGGTCTGCAAGGGAAATGGTTTTCTGTGTGTCACTATGCATAGCCATCACCCCCCAAAAGTTCTGATAGTTCACGCCCTGCTTTATCAGCAAGTCTGCGTTCACGTGCTTTCTCTCTCTTTCGCATGATAGCTTCGTACTCCATCAGCTTCTCCCGTTCATCGGTACTGAGGACGTCAAAGCTGTGGATGATGACGATAGACTTGACCCGCTCGATCCGTTTTGAGTCCGGCTGAAAGACAGGGTTTTGAGCGACGCTTCCCACGATCTGAATGCTCATGCCCTCGTGGGTGATCTGTTCGACTAGCTGAGCAGACTGAGCGGGGTTAGTGGTCACGCAAGTGAAGACGTCGTATCTTTCCCGTCGGTCTGCAGATACAGACTCCGACTGCCTGAGCGATACCACGACGAAGATGGCTTTATCCTTATTGATAGTGCCATCATTCCGTCGTAAGTACCGTGGCATAGTGGATACTGTGCCGGACAAAAAGATGATATTCATACGGATCAGAAGGGCAAGTCTTCATCCGTGTAATCGTCTGCGAAAGATAGATTGTCCTTGTCCTGTACGACTGCCCGCTCCGCACCGTAGCTTCTCTCTGTGTTCGGAAGTGCGGACACAATCATGTCCTCTGATTCGTGGATCTGGTCAGCGTCAATTGCGTTGAGAGTTTCCCCGACGAGTGAAATCATGTAGATACCCGTGTCATGTTTCTTGTACGACTCAAAGTGTCCCGTGATATGCACGTAAGAATCTCTCTCAAGACCCACAGCTATGTCAGCAAGGTCTCTCCAGACTCTGATCATGAAGTAATCGTTATAGGTTTTGGCTTCGCCCTTGTGCTTTCTTACTCTCGTGATCTTGACGCCAAGGTTACCGTACTTGTCGCCGTTTCCGGCGGTCTTCAGGTCGGGTACAAAGGTCACCTGACCCATCAGTGAGAAGTAGTTAGTTCTGCTCATAAATCTCCCCCGTTTCTTTGGTTACTTAGGCGTTTCGGTCTGCAGTCTCAGTACGCAGTCTCCGCTCACGGTGATACTAAATCCCGACGAATTGATTCTGGCGTTTCCAGAAACGACTGCCGACGGGTAGTAGTTTTCTGTCTGACCGTCATCGGTAAAGCTATAGAGGGTTGTTGTCCCATCGGATCCAAGCAGGACGCCGAAGGTTCTTGTCGTTCCTGTTTCGGACACAAGCTCAGTTCCTGCTTGTGAATTTAGGTACTGAGTGATTCTCCCATCGATGACGATTCCCAATTCTGTGTCGAAGAATCCGGGCAGGATTCCACCGCCCTCTGAGGTGAATGTCACGGTAGCAATCGGCAGTTCATCAGAACCACCGCCACCACCACCGCCGCCGGACGACGAGCGGCTAAAAAGCTTATCAAACAGATCCATTACTTGCCGCTCCCCCCGTTTCCTGAATCATCCGAACCACTTGTACTTGGCGGTGCGTCTTCGCCAACGGCCGCCCATCCGTTGCCGGAGTTGTATAGCATGACGTCCATGTCAAGGACGTAGCACAGGCTGTTGACGGGTGCTGTAGTCGGTAGGTTGTTGTAGTCACCTTGAAGGCAGAGGTACTGGTAGGGGTATTGACCGTTTTCAATCTTGGTTATCATGTTGGTTCTCCTTGTTTATTCTTCAACGATGTACTGTGCGTACGACGTGAAGTTGGTCGCTGATGAGTATGCGGTTGCAGACCCTGTAGGTACATAGATTTTGAAGTCTGCTCCCGTAGCGGATGAGAAGATGTTGGACGAGAAAGTCGGCGGTGTTGCACCAAGGAAGTGAACCTCTCTGAGCCTCGTGCAGTTGGCGAACAGGGATGTACCCATTGATGTCACGCCTGCAGGGATTGTGACCTTCTCAAGCATGTAGCACTGGTAGAAGCATTGGTTTTTCAACTTAGTCACGCCTGCAGGAATCGTTATTTCACGAAGCGAGTAGCAACCGTATAAGAAAGACTGCGGTATTTCCGTCATGTTGGGCGACAGCTGTATGCTTTCGAGTCTTGTACAGTTTGAAAACGAACTTGTTCCTGTGATATCAGTCGCCGCCTCTGGAAGTACTACTGCCTTCAAGGAATGACATGCCGTGAATGCCTGTTGGCTGATGGTTCTCAGATTGTTCGGGAAATTTATCGTCTTTAGGTTAATGCAGTTGCTGAATGCGTACGACCCGATGAAGGTCAAACTTGTCGGCAGTTTGACGTACTCAAGCGAAAAGCACTGAATGAAAGCATATGTATCTATCAGCGTCGTACCTTCGGATATTGTCACATATTTAATGTTCGGACACTCCCTGCATGCGTGTGAGCCGACCCTTTCAACGCTGTCGCCGAAGAACACTCGCTTGACATATGTCGCCACACGCCTGTTCCACTTCGGTTCAGCCGTTGACGCCGCCACACAGGCGACCGCACTGTAGCTTGCGCTTCCGCTGAGTATCTGTACTGTTCCACTGGTTACGGTGAGTGTTATCTCATAGTCTCCGGCTGAACTGTAGGTGTGCGTCCTCAGTGTCGTTGACGTACTTGTGTCGGTTTCTGTTGCGCTCCCGTCTCCCCAGTCAATGGTGACACCCCTGGACGCCGACTGTCTGAAGAGGATTCCGTATCGCACACCCGACCCAGTGTCGTCTTCAGCAGGAATCGTTATCCAGTAGTGCGTCTTTCCGTCTGTTGGGTCTTCCGGGGGCTGGTCGCCGCCACCGCCAGACACATTGACCACAACGGACGCCAACGACGTGACGTTATATGTTCCGTTTGAACTAATGTTCTGACTACCGACAGGGTCAATGAAGGTCGCTGTGCCACCACCCGTCTGCGGAAGGGTAACTGCAGGAACGTCTGTATAGTTAGCCCCTAGCAGGGTGATATTCTTGGCTATAAGACCACCCCCTTAAGAGATTGACAGAATCTTTGTTGTTCCGTCCTGCGAAACGCTGACCATAGAGAGTGAGCCAGGAACTCCAAGAATGCTCTTTCCGCTCAAGATATTAGCGGACGTGCAGTCGCCTACATTGGTAAGGCTTACCGTGCCACCAGACGTGTACCCAGATGGGATTGAGTAAGTGCCGTTTACCGTTCCGATTGTTCCGCCAGTTGCGCCGTTGTTTGGCATCGAGCCGGGGATTGCCCCGGATGCGCCATACGCAGTCTTCCCGGTCAGGATGTCCCCTGCCGCCGCAGTTGCGCCTGCTGTGTCGTAGAACTTGGCTGTGCCGCCACCGCTTTTCGGGATGTCCACTTCCGGGACATTGCTGTATGTTACACCGTTGATAATTACGTTCTGTGCCATTGTTTTCTCCTTAAGAAACCGTTAATGTTGACCCGTTCCATGTGATTAAACCGTAGTTGGATGGGATTGGATTAATCTTGATGTTGGCTAGTACAGAGGTTCCGGCCGTCTGAGCGTACTGCACAGACTGAGTCGGTGTGAACTCCGTCGGTCCTGTGTATGCAGGATGACCGCCACCGCCGAGGACGACCCCGGCTTCGCCGTCGACGACATAGTCCTCTTCGAAGCAGGACTCCCCGTCGATCAGAAACTCAAGGTTCGCTTCACCGTCGGCGACCAGTTCGTAGTTGTTATTAACCACCAACTGAGATCACCTCATCTTTTCCGGGATCCTCTGTACCGTACTCAGCTATGAACGAGCGTCCACGGGTTCCGTCCGTAAGCACCCAATCGCACACCGCCTCAGCTTTACGTTTGGGCATGAGGCTGAGCGTCTCTTCCTGAGTGAGTATCCATGAGATAGTTGCGTCGTCGCTGTCTGTTGTCATGGTGGTCTCATCACGTTCAACAACAGTCGTTCCGTTCTGCTTGATCGTCAAGACCGTTTTTGCAATGTCGTCCACGTCCACCGTTTTAAACTTGAACGTGATCTTTGGTGTTGTTGCTCTGATTATTGCCGCCATTGTTTGTTACCTCGTTGTGTGTTATTAGTTACGGTTCTTCGTCCGGGACGTCGAGCAGGATCTTGAGGACGTTGGGATCAATGGACCCCTGAATCTGGATGACCTCAAGGCTTGCAAGATTCGTGTCGAGGAAGAAGGGCGCCCATCTGTACTTCACCCGGATGATCGGATCAGTCAGGTTGAGGTATTTTCCGTCTTCGCCCATCTCCTCTTTGACGTCCTTTGTGACATAGAGTTCGAGCATCTTGCCCTCTCGTCCATCCGGGATGGGCATCGTAAGAAAGTCTGAGAAAGTCATGGTTTTCTCCTTGTGTAGTTATATGGGAAAGTCCGGCACCGCCCACTACGTTCCGTGTAGCGGCGGTACCGAACGATCCGTCCTCGTTTAGTCAAGTGTCTTGAGATGTAGTAGCACTCGTTGACACTCTCCAGTTCAGTCAGTGTCTGGTCATCCGTGAGCGGACACAGGACAGAGGTATATCCGTACGACGGTGTGTACAGCACGTTTTCGCACGACACATACCCTCTCTCCTCGACGACGCTTGTCTGGTCCTCGAGGGCTTCCCACCACCTTGGATAATCGACACTGTAACTCATGGTTATGATTCCCTGTGCTTGCGGTACTGTTCGACACGCTCCATGAACCAACGCTCATCTTCCTGCTCTCCGCAGAACATGGGCCGCTCTTTGCCCATGTACCGATCGAAGAGACAGAGGGCCGCTTTGTCTCTGGACAGGATCTCGACGCCGAGTTCTTCCATCTTAGCTATGTATTTGTCACGTCCTTCAAAGGTGTTGAACAGGAACATGACTGGCGCAAGCATCGTCTCTCCACGTGGCGACACTGCGACCACGTCGTCGTTTTCCGTATCAAGGATATCCTCGCCCTTGAGCGACGGTTCAATCACCTTGTCGTAGTAGGTTTCAATGTCGACGATGATCGCCGGAAGCTTCTCTACTCTCATTCTTCGCTCCTCTCTGTATCAGACATTCTATCTAGAATGCTCTCAACGTATTTCTGCATTTGCCTATGATATGTTTTTTGTACCATCCTGTATGCAGTCTCAAAGTCCATTCTGAAGTCTTTGATTTGCTCGTTTGTTATCCCCGCTTCTCTGCACGCTTCGGCTAAGAATATAAGGTCTTGGATTTCATACCCGAAAATTGTCTCGCTCTCTTTGAGGAGTCTTTCAATCCTATCAAGCAAACTGTCAGCGTCTATAAGCCTCATCTTCTTCTCTCCTCTCTGCCCAGTCGCAGAACCCTTCCTCTGTTTTTGCTGGCGGTGGATAGTGTCCGAATCCGTCTCCGTACCATTTATTGTGGCAAGAGTATCCGTCATAGAACTTACAGTCCTTGCATTGGATGAGGTCCTCAACGATTTCCTCAACAACATTTCCGTAGCTGTCCTCCTCGTATCTGACGATGACTGCTTTCATCGTTCTCTCCTCCTGTTCTCTTCGCTTATCTTCTCAAGATTCTGTTCGATCTTCTTGTATCCCCTGTTCGCTATGATCTGAAAGATTAAGGCAACGACCATTGCAACAAAGGCAATGCCTATACAGACCAGCTCTGCGATCTCCTTTGTACTCACCTCTTCACCTCGTGCTTTCCACGGTAGGTTTCCACAATCGGGATCTCCAATGCTTCCATCACTTCGCCTACGTGTACGATGATTTCACGCGGCGTTGGTCTTTTGCCATCGCTCGAAATTCTGTCTCTTATCCAATCAATGAGTGCGTCTGCGTTAATTAGTCTCATCTTTCAATCTCCTCTCGGTAAATTCCCTCGTAGAACAGCTTCGCCTCTTTGACAAATTGCGGAAAGCTAACCCCTGCACAAAAGAAATCTGCATACCTTTCAAGGAAGTTCCACGGCACAGCATCCACCGTCTCTTCTTCTGTGATTGCTCTATACACGGTAGGTCTGGCATCCTCTCCAAATGTTGTATTGTGAAGTTTTGCGAGCAAGCTGTCTGCATCTATTAATCTCATTCGTCTTCTCCTAACACACTGTCGATGATCTCTGTTGGAATGATTGGTGGCTCATCTTCTCTCCTTTTTGCCAACGAGCAGAAATCTGAGTCATAGAATCCCTCTCTGTCCATTTGGCTACAGTAGTACGCAAACGGAGTATACTTCATCATTTCATAGTACTTGCAGTCTTTGCATCTGATAACAGGCACAGCGTCCACTTCCGAACGCTCAACTGCTGTCATGAACTGAGTGATTGTCATGTTTATGTGTCCATACTTGTCCACAAACCTGTCAATCTCTCTTCTGAATTTATATGCGTCAATTGGAATCATCTGCTACTCCTTCCCCATATATAACCCACACCGAATATCAACGCCATCAAGAGCGTCACTCCGCACATTTCAATGAATTCATCCATTCCATATCCCCCATATCCACAAGCCCACCTGCATCACGATTATTGCGATCAGCGTGACAAGCACAACAATCTCTCTGTCGGTCATTTGACCACCTCATCCATAATTGCCCCACACACCACACATACTTTCCACTTTGGATTCCCAATGTGTCCGCAGACTGAACACTTTCCGAGATTCCTTTTCCAATATCCGTGTGGATGTTCTGTCTGCCTTTCTCCAGTGTCAGCAATCTTCCAGACTTTGTAGAGTGACCATGCCACAGGATCTCGAATGGCTTTGGAAGCACTGGCCGCCTCATGAGTTTCAATCAAAAGCTCGGCCGCCTCATCAATTGTCATTCTTTCCATGTCACCACCAGTTCCACGAACTCCTCTTCTTCATCCTCGTCTTCATCGATGATGTCCGGATCTCTTGGACCGTTCTCCTCATCAGGAGACATGTGCCAATCGTTCAGGCAGTCTTCGTACCTTAGCTGGTCCAGTTCGTTTTCGAAGTATCTCATCTCATTCCCCCTTGAGGATGTCCCTCATAATGTCGTCGTTGTGTACCTGTCTTCCTTTTCTCAAGTCTGTTCCCACGCACCGTACGATGGAGCATGCCCCAACGATCCGGCTGTGAATGCGCTCCGTGGTCACGTTGGATGTGTCCTGCAACTGTTCCTTCGTGAGGTTCGTTGTGATGATCATCGGCAGTCCGCTGTTCACCCTCGTGTCGATCACGTCAAAAAGCTTCTCCATGGCGTACTCGGTCCCACGGTTCGCACCGTAGTCATCGATGATGAGGAGATCGTACATGCTCATCTCATCCAGGAACGTGTCTTCTGAGTTGCTCTTCATGTTTGACATTGCAGAGTTGATGATCCGGGAAGCTGTGGTCATCAGGACCGGGACCCCCATGGCAGACAGCTTGTTAGCAATGCATGCCGCCAAGTAAGTCTTGCCGCACCCGACGCCCCCGGTCAGGACCATCGAGACCGCACCCTGTCGGATCTTGGGCCACTGCTCGACGTACCGCCGTGCGATGTACATATTTTTGTTGCATCCGTTGTCTCGCTCGAAGGTACAATCCGAGAGGGCTGTAAGATGGAGTCCATACGATTTAAGATGATGGATTCTTTCCATGCGTCTTGTCTGTTCTTCCGCTCGTCTCTTCGCTTCATCCTTTTCCCTTTCGCATCGGCACATGATACCGATCAGTCTGTCTTTCCCGGCGAGTGTCTTAATCTTCTGCTTGGCTTCGCCGCATACTCCGCAGTACCAGATCCCGTCCTTCATGTAGTCGCTCTCATTGAGAGGGATAGCTGACAGGGATTTCTCTGCCATGCTGTCGAGGAGACGGTCCAGACCGCCGTTAGTTCTTTCGTCCATGGTGTGCCTTTCTATCCAACGATGAAGTCAAGGTCGATCTCGTCAACGTCGTAGTGGACCGATCCTTGCTGTTTGGGTTTGTCGTTTCTTCCACGTTCCCACGTTCTGACAGCGGCCTTCCAGTCTCTCATGCTGTTCTTACCAACCATCCATCCCTTGGAAGCATAGAAGTCAACGAAGGATTCAGGGTCAACATTGTTTCCTCTTTCCTTGCAGTACGCCCTGACCTCATCAACAGTCGGGGGAGTGAAACGACCCTTATTATTTCTTCTAGAATTATCTTCTATATTATTTATAGCTATATTATTGGGTAAACTCAGTTGCATACCCCCATTAAACTCAGTTGCATACCCCGGTAAACTATGTTGTATACCCCCATGCAACTCTGTTGTATAGTATTCAACAAAGTTCACACCGTTTATCACGTTGTCTTTCCGGGCGATCAGGCCTTTATCAAGAAGAGACTTCAGGTTCTTCATGACACCCTGCTTCGTCGAATTGATCCAGTCTGCGAGGTACTGCAACGACCCGTGGAAGGTGTGTCCTTCTTCCTGACTGAAACCGTAGATGATGGCGTACACCAACAGTTCGTTCCCCTTCAGGTTCAGTTCGTTGACCATCCATCCGGCGATCACAACGTAATGTTCGTTCTTGACCTTACTCATCTTCCGTCTCCATGTCAGGGTCGTCACAGCTTATGTAATACTCGATCCGTGCGCCACAATGAGTGCAGTGACAACACTGGACGATGCCCTCTCCCTCGAGGCCGTAGTCCTCGAAGGAGAAGTCATTATCCCAGATCACTGCCCGTTGTAGGCAGTGAAAGCACTCAAACATTTTCCGGCGTCTCCTGTTCCGGGGTTACCTCGTAATCATCGACGTTGATGATGTCGGCTTCCTCTTCAGCGATGGATTCGGAGAGAGCGTCAGCGGCGGCAGATTCCTTCTGCATGTGGTAGTCAATGGACATGAGTCCCCAGTGTCCGATCAGGTCACGGAGAACCGTCTTCCTCTGCATTGCTTCCGGGTTGTCTCTCCATCCCTGACCCATGTACTGACCATTACGATGCTTCTTCTCGTGGGCCATGCAACGCTCGACGGACCAGTAAATCTTTTTGGAGAACCCGTTAACCAGTTCCATATAGCCAAGCCACCCGACGATCGGAAGCTTCTCACGCTCGTCGTCG